GTGGACGTGAGGGATGATCTCAGCCAGCGCCGCCCGCAGCCGCTCGTTCTCTGCCGCCATCGCCGCAGCCTCCGCGCAGTATTGCGTCAGGCCCTGATCCCGGGCGCAGCCGCCAGCTTTGAGGCGGGCGATTTCAGCGGCAGCATCACGCTTGCCGTCCTTATAACCCCGCCCATAGGCAGTGCTGTCGAAGCTGCGATCCATGGTCATGCGGCCCCCTTCTCCCGGCGCGCGATCACGCGCTCCATATATGCGATGACCTCTTCGAGATCCCGGCCCGCTGTCTGATGCGCGCGCAGCATGTCGCGAAACATCACGATGATGTCCGTCTTGTCCGCTTCCGTCGTCCGCCTGATCACCTGAGCCTCCCGTTCAGCCGGTCCACGATGAGCTGCGAATATCCGGCGATGTCCTTCCAACTGTCCTCGTGCGATGCATCGCCATTAATCAGGCGACCGATCTTCACGATGATCATCTCCAGTGCATAGAGCTGATCTGGGTCCAGCACCTTGTTCCGCTTCTCAAGCTCGGCGTAGATCACCTCGCGGATCGCGAACGTCGTGCGCGCCAGATCAGCGAAGACGCCGTAGGTGTTGTGCCTCTCGTTCAGGGTCTCTTCGATCATCACGCATCTTCCTTCTGCATTGCTTCGTCGATGGCGTCCGTGAGCATCGCGCGAGCCATCACTGCTGGCGAAGTGAACGACTTCGCGGCCTGCCTGATCAGCCAGTTGTGATGCTCTTCCGTCAACATCTCGACGCGATTGTCCCACGCCAGATGCCGCCGGATCGTTTGTGTGACGTTCGCCTTCGTGCAGCCGGTGATCTGGGCGATCTCCGTCTTCGTGAGGTTCTGCTTCCACAGCCGGATGATCTCCGGGGTCTTGCTGCCGGGGCGAAAATAGTAGTCCCGCATTACTGCCTCTTCATTGCTTGCATGATCAGGTCGACCACATCGCGCTTGCCCTCGACGCGCTGGAGAACCAGCTCGTCCACGGTGTCCTTGGCGATGAGGTTGTGGATGAACACCGGACGGTCGTGCCCGGCTTGGGCCTGACGCGCAGGCCCAATGCGCTCGATGATCTGGAGCCTCTCTTCGAGGTTCCAGTTCAGTGAGAAGAAGACGAGGATGTTGCCCCCGTCCTGAAGATTGAGGCCGTGCCCGGCGCTGGCCGGGTGGGCGAAGAGCAGCGGGATCTCGCCAGCGTTCCACTTGCGGATCGTCGCGGGATCGGCGTCGAGAACGCGGCCCTTCGGGAATGCTTTCTGCAAGCGGGCGAGATCGCTCTTGAAATGATACGCCACGAGGACCGGCGCGCCGTTCGCCTCCTCGATGATGCTGTCGAGCGCCTCGATCTTGGCGCGGTGGACTTCCTCCCACGCCCCGGTCTCGTCGGTATAGACCGCACCGTTGGCGATCTGGAGGCACTTCATGGTCTTCGCGGCAGCGGAGAAGGCGGCGAGGTTCGTCTCGCTCGCCAGCTCGGTGAACATCTGCCGCTCCATCTCGCGGTAGACCCTGCGCGCAGCGGTGGGCAGCTCCACGGAGATGTTGTTGACGACCGGCTCCCTGATGTCGATGTGGTCCTTGAGGTCGATGGAGAGCGAGATGTCCTTGATCTTCGCCTCGATCTCGCGCTGCGCGTGGGGCAGCGGGCGGATCATGGTGAAGCCTTGCGTCGTTGCAATGGTCTGGAACCAGCGGTCGGTGAAAGCGGCGAAGCTGGCTCCGAGGCGCTCGCCCCTGTCGATGAACCAGCTCAGAGACCAGAGATCCTGAACGCCGTTCGCGGCAGGCGTTCCGGTGAGGCCGACATAGCGCGGCGTTGAGTGGGCGTAGTAGGCCAGCGCGGCGGCGCGCTTCGTGCCCTGCCGGAGGCGAAAGCCCTTCAATCTCGTACATTCATCGGCGACGATCATCTTGAAGGGCCAGCGCTTGCCGCAGGCTTCCTTCAGCCAGACGAGGTTGTCGTAGTTGATGCAGATGATATCGGCGTCGGTGTCGAGCGCCTTCCATCGCTGTTGGATGCTGCCGGTGATCACGCTCACGGTGAGGTGCCGGAGGTGCGCCCACTTCTGGATCTCATCCGGCCACGTTGCGCGGGCGACGCGGAGTGGAGCGACGACGAGGACCGGGAAGATCTCCTCCGTCTCGGCAAGATGGGTTATTGCGGTCAGGATCGAGACCGTTTTGCCTGCCCCCATCGGCACGAACAGGTTCGTGCGCTTGTTGGCGATGATATGGTCAACGATTTCCTGCTGGTAGGGACGGAGTTGGAGGGTCATTCCTCGCCTTCCTTCACCACATCCACCCATGCCTCTTCGAACATCTGCCGCGCGGCTTCGAACTCAGCTTCCGGCATCGAGGTGGTGCCGTCGCCGTGGACGACGGAATTGATCCCCGATTGGATCAGGGTGCGGGCGCAGGCGGCGCAGGGCGCGTGGGTGACGTACACTGTGCAGCCCGCTGTGCGGATACCCTCTCGCGCGGCAAAGGCGATGAGGTTGGCCTCCGCGTGGCTGGCGAAGAGATACTTGGCCGGGCGCTCAAGGCGCTCGGGCTTGTCATACACGTTGCGCGGAGGGCCGTTGTAAGCGGTGAGGCGCACCTCACCATCCGGGCCTACAAGGACGGCACCAACCTTCGTCGGATCTTTGCTCTTCAGCGCGGCGTGTCGCGCGAAGCCCATGTAATAGGTTTCCCAGTTCATGCGATCACCTCTTCGATCTGCTCGATGGAATTGACGACGACGACGCGCACGCCGTAGCGGGCGAGGATCTCATGCTCCAGCGCCTGAAGCCGGGAGACCTTGCCCTTGGGGGCCTTCAGCTCGACGAAGATCAGGGGCCGCGCTTTGCGCCGCTTCTTGGGCAGAAGCACAAGCCGGTCGGGTGCGCCCCGGCGGCCCTGCCAGACCACCTTCCGCACCTCGCCTCCGACTTCCTTGACGCGCTTGATGAGCGCGCGCTCGATGTCACGCTCCTTCATTGGGGGAGGTATCCTGTCAACAGAAGAGCGACCGCACCGGCAAGGCCCGCCGTAAACAACCACGCGCCAAAGATCAGCGTGTCCCAGATCTGATCAAAGTCCATCTCAGTCTTCCTTCTTGTAGCGGTCGGTCTCAAAGCCCGCCGCTGCGAGCGGCAGGCCGGGGGCCCAGCGCGGTGGCGTCGACATGATCCGGGCGAGGGTGTCGGCAGAGTAGGCGTCGGTGTCGGGCACCTCGGCGATCAGCTCGTCGTGAACGGAAAGCACGATGCGGTAGCCCGCAGCTTCGGCGGCCAGCATGCCGTGGGCCAGCACGTCACGGGCCACGGCCTGTGTCGCGTTCTCCGCGAGCTTGCCGGAGTAGGTTCCGATGCGCTCCCACTTGCGCGTGAACTGGTTGGTGCCCGCGTAGGACAGGCCGTCGTCGGCGCGTGCTGCCGGGTAGCAGAGGACGCGGCAAGACGGCAGCTTCATCAAGGTCCAATGGCCCCGGCGTGTGAAGCTGATGAGGCTGTTGACATCGGCGTACTCACCCTCGTTCTGGATCGCGGCGATCATGGCGGACTGGAGATCGCCCCAGAGCCGGGCGGTCGCCGGGTGGGCCTCGCGCCATGCGCGCTTGATCGCGTCGCAGACGATCCACGTCTTGTCGGCCAGCCCGAAGGTCGGGCGGCCATCCTTGACGGCGCGGAGGTAGGCGTCCTTCGCCTGACCGAGCAGCCGGTTGTTGAGGGCGGCAGCGGCCTTCCCGGCCATCGCGTCGAGGTCAATGCCGTAGGCCCCGGCGAAGGTCACGAAGGCACCGACGCCGCCCTCATAGCCCAGCGCCAGCTCCTGCACCTTGCCGATCTGGCGCTGCTCCTTCGTGACGGCTTCAGGCTTGACGCCGAAGGACCGGGCATAGGCCAGCTTGTAGAGGTCGTGCCCAGTGCCCTCGTCGAACTCGGCGAAGGCGTGAAGCTTCCAGTCCTCGCCAGCGAGCCACGCCAGCACCCGGCCTTCGATGTTGGAGAGATCGGCGACGACCAGCTTCTTGCCCTTGGGCGCGATGATCGTGCCCCGGAGCGCGGAGCTGGCCAACGCCATCACATTGCTCACCGGGTGGCGCGCCTTCAGCGCATCTATCCCGGCGTTGATCTCGGCGTTCTTCAACGAAGGCCGGGGGAGG